ATGCCGCGCGTACCTGATATTGACCACACCGAGCAGGATCTCCTGCGCCTGGACGTCGACCTGCTGGTGCGCCAGTACCGCAACCGGCACAGCAATCCGCTGACCCGGGAACAGCGGCAGGCTTGGGCGGCCGAGGCGGCGGACTTGCTGGAGGCACTGATCTCGGTTACGCGCGGGCCCGACGAATCGCTGGCGCGGGATCGGTTCCTGCAGGTCGTCCTGCGGTGGAATGCGGATATGGCGGCTGGAACGCGGCCGGTGACGGCGAAGACGTGATCAGCTCGGCATGTTTCCGGCGACGTAGTCCTCAGCAAGCTGCCGATCCGCATCGGACAAATGCTCGCCTACGATGATGATGTCGCCAAAGAATCCATTCCAGTAGCGGTCGCTGCCATTGTCGTACCCGATGCGCAACGTCTCCGTGCCCGCAGGATTGAACCCTGTCTGCGTATCCGACCCCACGAGCGAACCATCCTGGTAGAAGTCTTGGTCGCCCTCACCACCGCGCACCGCCCAGACCGTCCAGTTCTCGAGCGAGTCGTCATTGGCGGGCTCCTCCCACCGAACGGACTCGGAGTTCGTGATGAAGACGAGATCGTCGGAGCCACTCGACAACCAGTAGACCCCCCAATCCTGACCCGGGTGGGTGCCCTGCGAGGCTATCGTCCGGAACCCTGCCGAGTAGCCCGACACATCCTGCAGGTTGACTGCCGCAATCAGCGACACGTCCGACGCCGACCCAATGATTGCTGCGGTCTCTAAGAAGTCGTCCACGCTCTCCAGCCAGTGATGCGTGCCGTCGGTGCGGTAGGTCATGCGGCGCGCGGCTGTGCTCTGCGTTAGATGGTTGCCGTTGCCGCTCTTGTCTTCTACACGCGCAACAGGGTCGCCGTCCGCCGCTACGGGCGTCGTGCCCGCCGCATCCTGGAACAGGGTGGATAGATCGCTCGGGCTGTACCACGCGCCCTCCTGCGCCCCGGCAAACAGATACGCCGGATTCCAATCCGGGCCACCGCCGGTACCGACGTCGTAGTGCGTCTGTGCACGCGAAAGCGATAGCTCGTGGTTGTAGATCGCGGCCTCGTCGACACGGCCATTGAAGAAGTCGCCATTGTCACCGGCGGCGATCCGCCCTTCCGTCGATGTGAAGTCAACAGAGCTGGCGGACCCGGACGAGGACAGGGTGCTATCGACGCCGTTGATGTAGATCGAGACGTCATTGATGCCACGTGCCACAGCGACGACGTGGTTCGGCTCGCCTACAACTAGCGCCCTGTCAGTCGTCGTGTGCGATCTACGCCCGAACGCGGAGGTATCGGTGTTGTTACCGAACCGCAGTGACACGGTTCTGCTGGGCGTGACCTGCAGCGCAGCTCCGCCATATGTGCTCGCCTGCCAATTGGTATCCAGGAACGTCCAGAAGGACTCGAAGTCTCCTGGCTCCACCCACGCTTCCAGGGTGAATGGGAACGTCAGCGATAGCGCGCTGAAATTGGCGTATTCGGTCGATCCGTCGAAATTGACGGAGTTCCTCGTGGTGATGAGCGGATCCGCACCGAGGCCGGGTGCATTGACGTACGACGCATTATTACCGTTGCCGGATGCGTCCTGTGCCAACGTCCCCGACAATTCGTCCAGCCGCCAGTACGCCTCCGGCGAATCCGCGTCCACCTCGTCGCTGTACGAATCGCTCGGTGTGGGCGCCCCACCCCCACCTGATGAGCCACCAGCCAGCAGGAATCTGCGCGCGATGCTCACAGCCCCTCCACGGCCCGCGCACCGATGATGCGGGCGGTCCCTACGCCGGCGAACACGTAGAGGTCCGTACCGCCCGGCGTCGGTTCGGTAGACGGCGACCCCTTAACGGAAACCGGCCAGGTGATAAGCGCCGCAGGTGATCCCGCGTTTTCCGTGATCTCCATGCTCCACCCCAGAGCGAGACCAGACGCCGGCAACCCCGTGAACGAAAACGTCGTGTCCGCCGTGAGGGTGCAGGTGATGTAGGTGCCAAGCCGGAGATCTACAGCGACGGATCCACTAACATTGCCGATATCCTGCACGGTTTCAGCGGGCGACAACGCCACCCAATTGCCATTGACTTTGCGGACCTCCGCATCCTCGTCCACGACCGGCACCGTCATGCCGTTGGGCGGCGTATAGCCGTACCACCCACCGTTCGACCGGAACGCGATGTCACCCGCGCTGAAATCGTCCCAGGCGCCGGTCGCCGAATCGACGATGTACGTATCCCCGTCGCTCGGCGAGCCGGGCGGGCCGCCGTTGCTGCGCGACAGGACCCGCACGCCGCTCTCCAGCCAGCGCAGGCCGAGGTTGTGCGTGACGTGCTTGCTGCCCTGAGACTGGCTGATCTCCGGGATATCGAGGACGGACGTGCTCATACGGTGATCTCCACAGCCAGCGGGTCGGAGGCATAACCCCTTCCGACCACATCGCTGATCTGGTAGGCGGTGATGGTGATGTCGTGGGTGCCCGGGTCGAAGTCCTCGGCCATCTGGGCGCTGGTGTAGTTCGCGCTCTCGCTGGTGGCGCTGATCGTCCGCACCACCGTCCCGCTGTCGTCGGCAATATCGAACTCGATCTGCAGAGAGGATTCGTTCAGAGCTACGTCCGCGCCGTCGCGCCACTCGCCGCCGTAGCGGGTGCGGCGAATGCACTCGATGGCCAGGTCGCCGTCATGCACCGCGCGAAGGTGGACCGGGGAATAAGGTTTAAGTGCGACGCCCTCGAGCTCGGCGGGGAGCACGTCCGCGTTCTCCGGAACGTTGCCGTTTGACACGGCACGGTAGTAGAGCGTGTTGCCGATATCGTTCTCATCGATCTGCTCGCGGACCACGCGGCTGTCGACCAGCACGAAATCGTCGCCATCCTCGTGCAGGTCCATCGCCCATTCGGTGCCCCACCGGCCGCGCAGCAGGTTGCTGACCTCGTATTCACCACCGCCCTGATCGGCCGCGTCGGCGAAATTGAGCAGCTCCCACCGGCCCGGCTTGCCATAGGCCGCCAGGTTGCCGTTCTGCAGCACATCATCCTCCGGCAGGCCGGCAAGCGTGCCGTTGCGCATGTCGACGGTGATGACCGTGCCGCGGTCCCACACGTCCGGGTTGCTGGCCGCGACAGCGGTCGAGACCACACCGTTGACCGCGCGCTGACCCAGAAAAGCCAGCGGCTCGTATTGCGAGGCATTGCGCGATAGCTGGACAGAGGCATAGGACCAGCCGGCATAGAACGCCCGCGCACCCAGCTCCACGCCGGCGCTGTCGTTCTGCCGGCTCCTGGCCGGCAGCTCCAGCAGCATCAGCTGCGTCGGCCCCGCCAGCGGAACAGCCTGGCCGGCCTCGGGTGTGTCGCCCCCCACGGCCGCAGATTCGTAGATGCTGGCGTCATCGCGCAGCGCGCGCACATTCAGCACGCCGGGCAGCCGGTAGTTGATCTCGACCACCCGCACCCGGCGCGTCACGCCCGAGATCTGCAGATTCACCGCATCGCCCGGGTCGAGATAGATGTAACTCAGCGGCAGCGAGAACTGCAGCTCATTGCGGGACCAGTAAGCCTCGTGCGCGATGATGTCCGCGATCTGCGCGGCCTCGGTGTTGCCCAGGGCGCCGGCATATTCGATATCGGTCGAGGCCTCGGACTGGATTTCGATGCGCTGATAGAGCTGCTGCGCCCGCTCATAGGCGTTGCCGGCGTCCTTGTAGTGGACGCGCACCGTCTTCGGCAGCTCGCGACCGGCGCCCCGCTCCAGCGCATAGACCGGCGGCCTCTGGCTCCCCTCCGTGTGCGCCGCCAGATCCTCCTCGGTGATCGTCGCCACGGGCTCCGACCCACGCAGCGGGAACCGCAGCTTGCCGCCGCTCTCCACCGCATCGAAGAAGTGCGCAGCGCGCAGCGGGTCGATGGCCTGGCGCCCGCTCATCTGGCGGGTGATCGAGTAGCCGTGGATCGTCTTGGTCAGCTCGGTGACGTCGATATCCGACGTGGCGAGCCCGTTCTCCTCGCAGATCGCGGACACCACCGAGCCGAGGGTGATCTCGCCCGGCCCGCAGACCGGGCATGTGAACAACCCGCCCGACGTGAGCATCGCGCCGGGGATCGAAACGGGATGCACGGCTTTGCCGAATCCGGCATCGATCGAGTCATAGGCGAGGACGTCGTAGGTGTCGTCGTCGTGCAGATCAAGGACGCGATACCGCCCCTGTGTCGTCTGCTCCGCGATCATGGTGCAAGCGCCCTCGCGCGCCATCCAAGGGCGATTTATCGCCGGGATGCCGGTCCAATGGTGGACCTGGCTGCCGCTCTGCCGATCGTAGGCGTAGATCTGCTTCTCCGTGGTGCCGTCCGGCCCCACCAGCGCGTAGTAGTAGCGCTCGTCGAATGCGACGTTCCACACCAGGTCGTCGCCGGTATACGAGTGCGACCGAATCGGTGTGCTCCCCCCGAACGTCACCACGTAGAGGGTGTTCTCGGGGTTCTGCGCTCCCGATCCCGGGATGAGGTAGATGGTGTTGGGGGCCTCCGGATCCTCGGCCGCGAACGCCACCTGCGTGCTGCCTGCAGGGCCGAGGAATCCGAGTCGCGCGCCCTCGATCTCCAGCGACTCGCCAACGTTCGGGAAATAATCGAGCCAGGCCAAGTACACCGTGCTGCTGTCGTTGATACCCGGCAGGGTCACGCCGCACGAAAAATTGATCCGCCCAATCGCCGCGCCAGGTCGGTTCGTAATCGGCCGCAGGATCGTAACGACGAACGTCCGCGTCTCGCCGGGATCGCAGAACTTCTCCTCGAACTGGTAGACGTCGTGCCCGCGCGTCAGGACGTTGCCCTCCAGGCCAACCGTGACCGTCTCGACAATGAGCCGCCCCGAGTCCTCCTGCGAGCGCTGCGCCTCCGACAGCCGAAACACGCTGTCCCGGCTGGTGACCGGGTAGGAGTCCGATAGATCCGGCCAGTCGCTGATCGGGAACTCCAGCACCTCGTCTTCGCCGGTTCCGACCACTTCGGCCGTGATATTCGGCAGACGGTTGCCGAACTGCGCCAAGGGAAGGTCGCGGAAAACGATGTAGGCGATGCCGCGATAGGCCGGCGTCAGGCTCTCGCCGACGTCCGCCTGGATCGTCGGATCCGGCTCCTGATCCTCCGTCCCGAGATACAGCGTCACGCCCTCTTTCAACTTCAACGACGCGGCCACCTCTTCCAGGCTGCTCTCATCGTCCACGCTGTAGAACAGTTCCGAGTTCAGCCACAGCTTGCGGATGCCGCAGATGGGGCCGCGGCCCAGCGCCATGGCGAAGGTCGCATAGGCCTCCTGCGGTCCGGGCGCCTTGCCCCCGCCGCCCTTGCCGCCGCCTTCCTCAACGCGCACGTCGCCGCCCCAGATCAGCTGCGTGGCCACCCGATCGCGGCCGTAGGTCCGGATGATCGGCGCGCCGAAGCTGGCGCCGTTGAATATCGAGTCATCGATCCCCGGCCCGCCCGGCGGCGTCTCCGGGAACAGACCCTGCCCGAGCGCGCTGCCGATCGTGAAACCCAGCGCCGGGTTGCCGAAGAACGCGCCGACGGCAAAGCCGCCGACCGTCAGTACCGCCTGCCTTGCGTTAGCCATAGGCCACCCCCGGGATGCGGTACGTGCCCACGGTCAGCCGACGCCAGGCGGCGTCGATGCGGTGCTGCACCACGCGCGGCCGGCGTGGTGCCCTCGCCCATGCATGGATCATGCTTTCGCCGGCGCAAAATGCGACATGCTGTGGCTCCACCGCGCCGCGGATCAGCATCACGCAGCCCGGCTCCATGCTGCTGCTGCGCTCCAGGCGTGCGTCGAGCACCGCGACCAGCTCGCGGCCGGAGGGCGTGCGGCGGTACTGCGTCCACCGTTCGCCTGCGGACATGAGGCCCAGCGGCAGGCAGACCACAATTAACAGGCCGATGCAATCCACGCCGTCACGACTGCGCCCCTGGTGCACCCAGGGCACGCCCACCCATTCTCGCGCGGTAGCGATCAGCTGCTCCGAGGCCGTCATTCCGGCCCCTTCACCAGCGCGTCGCGGCCCGGGATATCGGGGAAGCCGCGGAAGTTGACGATGTTGTTGAACTTGCCGGCGCAGGTCGCGCGCGTCTTGTCGCATCCGGGGTAGATGGAATACTGGTCGCCGGCGGTGATCTCGTAGGACATCGGCTCCGTCAGCACGAAGGCCTCGCCGTCGAAGCTGCGCACGTCCATGGACAGCCCCTGATTCTCGCCGCTGTCCCAGGTCAGATGCCCGCCGGAGAAGTAGCCGCTGGCGAAGCCGGTGGTGGAATCGGTGAAGCGCGCGCGCGAACCATCCGATACGGACTCGACGCTGCTGGAAATCGTCAACGCCTCCACGTCCACGCCGCACCGGCTGTCGCCCAGGTCCGCGTCGCAGGTCGGGCCGTATGTCGGCACCATCGGCTTCTGCAGCGCCTGCGCCAGGCCGCGCAGCTCGGCCTTGTACTGGCCGTCCGAGTCCTGCTGCAGGATGCCCAGCGTGCCGCGCTGCAGGATGATCTGGCCGTCGTCCGGCGCATCCCACCGGCAGAGGAACAGCAGCACCCCCGCCCCGTCGAAGCGGCCGCCCTCGGCCTCGGCCGCGTCAATGGACAGCGCCAGCCCGTCCACGTCCAGCCCGCCCGTGACCTCGGAGTTGTCGACCGACATGTCCCGCGAATAGCGGATATCGCTGGCGGTGATGTTGGACGTGGCCTTGTAGGTGCCGGGAATGTCGAAGTCGCCGGTGGTCAGCACCAGGTCGCGCGTCGCTTCGGTGCCGCGCAGCGTCGCGCCGTCGCGCCGCTTCAGGTACCAGCACGGCACCATGCGCGTGCCGCCACTGTCCAGGTGCGCCTGCAGCGCGGCCGGGATCTGCTTCACGAGCGCACCTCCCGCACCGTGACGCTGCCCAGCTGATAGAAACGCTGATTGCCCGCCCCGCGCGTCTCGAAGGCAAGGAAGCGCGCCGGCAGGCGCTCGACGTCGAAGCGCACATGCACGTCAAACTCGCCGCTGGCGCGCACGTAGGCCGGCGGCGGGCTGCCCAGGATGGTGACGATGCCGGTGGTGTAGGCCACCGAATAGTCCGCATCCTCCGTCCAGTCCAGCCAGGTCTCGCCGTCGTCGCTGTACTGCAGCGTCAGCGCGCCTTCCACCGGCAGGGTGATCGGGCAGGCATACGGGTCCAGGCCGGCGCCGTAGGTCTTCGTCAGCTGGATCTGGCTGCCGTCGATGGTCTGTGCTTCGTTCGTGAACTCGTAGTCGTTCCAGTCCCGATAGCGGAAGGTGTGCTTGCGGCCGCGCGCGCCCGCGACGAAGCCCGCCAGGTAGTCGTAGTCCGCCTTCGTGACGTTGCGCTCGCCCAGCTGCCAGCTGCCCAGCCAGTCCTGCCAGTTCTCGTTGCGCGTCTCGAAGCCGCCACCGTGCTCGGTGATGCTGGTGTTCCAGCCGCGCCCGCCCTCGGCGCCGTAGTCGAAACCCATGTCCAGGCGCTTGTCGATGAACATCAGCGGTTCCTCTGCAGCGCCCGGCTGACGGCCGCACCGATGCTGGCCTCAACCTCGCTGCGGTGCCGGCGGAAGCTCTCGGCATCCGGCGTGGAGATGGGCACGGTCACCTGCACGGGCCCCATGCCGCGTTCGTATTCGCGCGTCTGCTCACGGCTGAGCACGCGCTCGCCCTTCAGGCCGATGAAGGGCACCTCGCCCGGCGCCAGGCCGAGCCGCCCGCCGGTATGAAGGCGCGGCGCGCCCGCCCAGGCCAGGGGGGATACCGTCTTGCCCGATGTCGCTTGGCCGATGACCGCACCGGTATGGCCCGTACCGGCGAACAGCCCGGACACGAAGTCCACGCCCGCGCCAACCAGCCCGCCGCCGCCACCCTGCCCACCGCCGGTAATACCCTCGAGGATCTGCGCCGCGGCCGCTTCGGCAGCCATGCGCTGCAGCGTGCGCGCGAAGCTCTGGAACATGCCTTCCAGGCCTTCTTCGAAGGGGTCGAAGAGGAAGTCCGCCAGGGCGCTCTCCATGTTGCGCGCGGCCTGCACGAAGAACTCGCTGGCGTCGTCGGTCGCGTCGCGCATGTCGTACAGCTCGCCGGCCAGGCGGCGCACGGCTTCGCGCTGCTGGTCGGTCGCCTCGACGCTGAGCTTGCTGACGGCGATGGCCTGCACGCGCTCGCGCTCGGTCATCTGCTGGAGTTCGATCTCGCGCTGCATGTCGGCGATCAGGTCGCGGTTCGCCGCACGCATCTCGGCGATCTCGTTCGTGCGCTCGCGCTGCGCCTCGGCGGCCTTCTCGGCGGCCTCCGCGCGCTCTTCCTCGGCTTCCTGCGCGGCCTGCTTGGCGTCGACTTCCGCCAGTAGCTCGCGCGCCAGGCGCATCGTGCTCTCGCTGGCGCCGAGCTGCTCCAGCTTGTAGAGCTCCGTGGCCTGCGCCGCCTCGCCGGTTGTGGCCGCCTGCTCGCGCAGCTTCTCGATGATGCGCGCGATGGACTGCTCGCGGTTCTCGGCACTCCCGCCGCCGCTGGTATCCGGCAGCGAGAGATCCGGCCGCTCGGGCGGGTCCGGCGTCTCCACGCCGCCACCGCCATCGATGCGCCGCTGCGCCGCACGCGAGCCCTCCTGCGCCAGCTGCAGGCGCTGCTGGTAGAGCTGACGCAGCTGGTCCGTCAGCTCGTCCTCGTCTTCCTGCGAGAAGCCCATGCGCGCAGCGGCTTCGCTGTCGCTGCGCAGCAGCCGCAGGCGCCGCTCCACCTTCGCGATCTGCTTGTCCAGCCGCTCGATCGAGTCGGTGGAGCCGTGGATGAACTCGCCGAAGGCCTCGCCCAGCGCGGTGCCCGCCTGGCCGGCGAAGGAGACAATGTTGACCAGCCAGCCGGCGATGCTGCTCAGCCCGGAGACCAGGCCGCTGATGCCGTCGCGCACGCGCGGGCTGTTGATGGTGTCCGCCAGGTCCTCGAACTGCCCGGCGTTCTCGGCGATCGCGCGCGTGAAGGCGGCGTCGAAGACGTTGCGCAGCTCGCGGAAGGCGTCCGCCGCATCGGCCGCGTCGTCGATCGCTTCGTCACCCAGCACCGCACCGGCTTCGTGGGCCTTCTGGCGCAGCCGGTCGAAGCCCTCCGCACCGTCGATCAGGAAGGGCAGCAAACGGCGGCCCAGGTCGTCGCCGAAGATGCGCACGGCCGCGGCGTTGCGGCGGGTCGGGTCCTCCACCTTCGAGAGCCGATCCACGAACAGCTCGAAGAGCTCCGCCGGCCGCTTGCCCCGCAGGTCCTCCACCTCGATGCCAACCAGGCGGAAGTCGTCGACGAAGGACTGCATGCCGTCCTTGGCATCCTGCGAGCGGTCGGCCAGCGTGTTGAGCGCGTCCGATACGTCGTTGCTTTCCAGCCCGAACTCGCGGAAAACGAAGTTCAGCTCCTGGATGGACTGCGCATCCTCGCCCAGCGAGCGCGCCGTGCGGCGCACCTCCTCCAGCTCCCGCGTCACGCGCTGGGCGCCGTTGGCAATGGCCGCGAAGGACAGTGCCCCGGCAAGGCCGGACAGCGCGAAGCGCACATCGAAGATGTTGCGCGTGATGCCGGCGAAGGTGCGCCGGCCGCTCTCGCGCAGCTTCTGGAACTGCCCGGTCGCCTCGCGCCGCGCGCGCGCCAGGCCCTCGGCGTTGCCGAGGATGTTGACGATGTAGTCGGTCTTGCTATTCGCCATCGTCGTCGTCAGCGCCCAGCGCCTTCTCCCAGGACTCGTCGGTTGCGTAGTAGGCCAACCGAGTCAGTGCCGCCTGCTCGCGCATCCGCTGTCGCTCCACGCGTGTGACGGATGCGTCCCATGCGCGCAGCTCCGCTAGTGAGTACCCGGCGACGTCGGCGCGGCTGTGTCCGGCTGCGATGAGCCGGCTGCAGGCGTCGTCGACATCCCTGCGAAAGCGGCGGAGACGATCCGCGCCAGTCGCCCCACGGCGGCGTTCAGAAGCGGCGCCGCCCGTTGGCCGAAAAAATCCAGGTTCACCTCCACCACGGCCAGGGCCAGGTCCAAGGCGTCGTCGGCCGGCAGCCGGTTGACGCGCGCCTCCTCGAGGCCGGCACCCAGCGCGATCCAGCTGGTGAGGTCCGGTACGCGCGCGGCCGCCAGCTCGAGCACGCTCTGAACCGACTGCTGCTCGGCAGCATCCTCGGCGAACACGGCGGAGAACAGCGCCTCGCCTCTCCGCAGGAAGTCCGGCAGGTCCGCCACGCACACCGGCCGCACCGTCACCTGCTGGCCATCCAGCGTGACGGTGCGGCGGCGGCGCTCGCCCTCGACGGCGGCGGGCGCGTCAGTGTCGGCAGCCGGCTCGCTCATCAGGCCGGCTGCGCGTAGCGCACGCGGTAGAAGCGGCTGAGGCCCGGCGTGGTGACCGTCGGATCCGCCAGTACGTCGCCAGAGGTCTCCATCGACAGGAACTCGTTGGAGATCCAGCCCAGGGACTGCGCTACGCCCGGCTTGTAGCGATGCACGTCGATCAGCACCGGCCGGTCGCTGTCGGCCTCGTTCAGGCCCTCGAAGAAGAGGCGGAAGGTCTTGCCCGTCTCCGCCAGCGCCTCCACGACGTCGGACTTGAGCGGCGTGTAGCTGACGGTGATGGCCGAGCCGGCTGCCTTCATCGAGCTGCTAAGGCCGACGATGCCGGATGGCGTGCGCTCGTAGTCCGTGCCCTCGTTGTAAGTGCCCTGCGACGGCGAGCCCGCATCCGTCACGGTGACGGTCTCATCCGGGTTCGGGATCCGCTTGAAGGGGATCAGCCCGCCCGGGTAGAACTTGTGCGACTCGTTCGTGATCTCGCTGGTGCTGGTCTCCTCCGTGGCCTTGCCGCGCGTGGCCCGCGCCAGGTTGGCCGGCAGCAGGATGTCCCACTTCGCCAGGTCCAGCGTCACCGCATCGATACGGCGGTGGCTGTCGTACTCGCCGCCACCGCTGGTGGTGAAGTCCGGCACGCTGATCTTCGATTCGTTGTGATTGAAGGTCAGCGAGCTGCAGTTGCCGATGAAGGCCAGCGCGCCGTCGCCGTCGTAGGGGCCGATGTAGATCTTGCCCTTGCCCGAATAGGTCCGCTTCTTGAATGACATGGCTGTTGCTCCTACTTGCCCGGTGCGTTGGCGTGGAGCATGTACTCCACGGTGGTGTCGATAAGGGCCGCCGCGATGCGGCCGCCGTCGTCATGCGGGTGAATGGCGTGGCTGGTATAGCGGAAGGCGCTGGCGTTGGCGTCCAGGTCGTCCTCGAGGCCGCCGCTCGGCTCGAAGAGCGCGCGCATGATGTCCAGCCACACACGGCCGCCGGCCGTCCGTGCGGCCAGCGCGATGTCCACCGCGTCCTCGGATTCCGTCAGCGGATGCGGCACGCGGTCGAAGCCCGCGATGGTGACCGGCAGCTCCACCATCCCGTGGCTACGGTTCCATTCCTGCGCCGGAGCGGTGTCACCGGTCAGCACGTCGATGCGCGGATAGTCGCCCTGGTCGCCGTGGTTGTCCGGCGGGTCCAGATACACCCGCAGGCCGGCGTCAGTCTGGTAGCCGTTGGCCATCGTGATCTGCTGCAGCCGGCGCACGATCTCGCGCAGGCAGCGCTCCTCGCGGGGCGTCGTGCTCATGCCCGGGCCCTCGCGATGGCGCGTTCCATTTCCTTGTTGACCTGGCCGAGGAAGTACGCGCGCACCTCCTCGTCGAGGCCCATCTGCTCCACCTGCCAGCGGAACATCTCCAGCACGCTGGTGGTGTGCAGGATCTGGTACTGGCGATCGCCGGTGCTGCCCACCGCGCCGCGATCGACGGTGTAGCCGAGCTCGCGCAGCACCTTCGTTCGCACGGCAATGCCCATGCGTCCGGCGTTGTCCGCCTTGCCGCGCTTCAGCCGCACGAGGAAGCCGCTGTGGATCCGCTGCGGCCCGCGGCCCCGGCGGATCCGCACGCTGATGCCGGCCTTCACGCGCTTGCCGCCTCGCGAGCGATAGACCTGCCGGTGCGGAAAGCGCGACGTCAGCGTCGGCCGGCGCCGAGCGCGGACATAGGCACGCGGCGCGCCACCCAGGTCGCGCCCCACCTGCAGATTGCTACGGATGTAGCTGGCCTTCAGGCGCCACTGCTGGCCGATACCCTTGGTCGCCCGCGCGCGCAGCCGCGTTGCCGCCCGGTTGGCCGCACGCTTCAGGCCCGCCTTGGCGAAGCGCTCCGAGGCGTTGATGGCCTCGAGCACCGCCTTCTCGTTATCGAAGCGCAGGTCGACTTCCATCAGTCCGTCTCCCGCGCCGCGAGCATCCACTCGTCCTCTGAGGATTCCTGCAGCGAGTCCACGACGAAGCTGCGGCCGAGCTCGCCGAAGACGATGGTGCTGCCCTTGGGTGGGCACGTCGCCACTTCCGAGCGCAGCAGGCTCACCTGCGTCAGCCGCTCGCGCATGGCACTGCGCGGCATGCCCGGCACCGTCTCCTCGTTCGGGTCGTCGACGATCCCGGTCACGTCCTGTGGGCCGCCGCCGGGCACGGTCAGCACGGCCGGCTCTCCGAAGGTATCGAAGAGCCGGTCCGTGACTGCCGTGAGCTCGGCGGCGAATCCCATGGCGCGCTACCCGGTCAGCCTCAGCTGGTGGGCTGGCTGACGTTGAGCTTGACGCTGACCGTATCCGCGCCGCTGCCCGCGCCGCCCTCGACGGTCACGCCGGCGCAGACGAAGTCCAGGGCGGGCGAGCCGCCATCGTTGCCGGTAGCCAGCTGCACCCGCTTGTTGGCGTGGTCCAGGAAGACGCGCTTGCTGCCCGTCATATCGTCGGCGGACACCTTGTTCAGCGTGACCACGCCCTCGGTCATTACCGAGCCCGTGTTGCCGTTCTTGATGTCGACGATGCAGACAGCGACCATCCCGTCGCCGTACCGCACCGGATCGCCCACGGACAGGTCGGCGCCCGTGTTGTTGGTGTAGTCGAGGGCGATGCCCTCTTTGATGAAGTTCCGCATGATCGTGTCCTCTTGCTGTGACCGCCCGAACGCGCGCGCTCAGGATCCCGTGACCGGCGCCCTTATCAGGCGCCGGCGTTCTTGACGATGCCGCGGTAGCCGACCCCGGCCACGCCGTAGTCGCGAATCACGCGCCACTTCATGCCGGCGGTGCCGAAGTCATCCTCCATCGTCAGCTGCGCTTCCTCGACACCATCCAGGAAGGCCACCTCGATGACCGGCTCGATGACGGCGGCGGCGAGCATGTACCAGGCCGTGCCGCTGAGACGCGGGGTATCCACCACGTCCGAGAACAGGCCGCGAACCTTGTTCACGCGCTGCAGCTTGTTGTTCGCGTCCGGGTCGTACTCGGAGTTGTTGACCACGCGCGCGGTGCCGCCGAGACCGATCGGGCCGAGCCAGACATCCGGGCGGATGTCGAGGAAGTCGTTGCCGCTGACGTCCTTCTGCTGGGCCATGAGCACCCGCATGGCCTCGACCGCCTCGACGCTCGGCGCGGCCGGGTTGCTGGCGATGTTGTTGTGCGAGGCGTGGAACATCGGGTTGCCGTCGCCCAGCGTCGGCCCGTTGCCGCCGTTCTCCGCCAACTTGGCGTAGACGTCCTTCTCGACGGTGCGCTCCGAGGCCTGGCCGAGACGGAAGGTCGCGTTGGAGAACACGCCCATGTCGTCGTTGATGAGGATGTCGCGGCCGATGTTGAGCACGCGACCCTTGCTGCTGCCCCGGATCGACTCGCGCTCCGCATCGCTCATCGTGCCTTCGACATACTCGCCGTTCTCGTTGACCTCCTGCAGGTCCGAGAAGGTGCCGGTGGTGTAGCGCGGGTGCTCGCGGAAGTCCGACAGCGAGCCCACCGCGCAGAAGCGGCGCCAGGTCGGCTGCACGGACTGCGCGCCCAGCCGCAGCGTCTTGTGCAGCGCGTTCTCGAAGATGTTCGGGAAGTCGTCCGTGCTGTGGGTAGCGGCCGCCTTGATGGCCGCGTCGATCAGCGCGATGCGGCCCATGCCGCGGCAGTTGATGCCGTTGGCCTCCAGCACCGAGCGGGCCAGGTCCGCGTAGCTGTGGCCGCGGTAGGGGTTGCCGTCCATGGCCTTGCGCACGCGCTTGGACTCGTCCGTGTCGTGCGAGGTGACGCCGGCGCGGAACACCAGCCAGTCGCCCGCCGCATCCACGCGCTTGTCGCGCTCGTCGGCACCGGCCTCGATGGCCGCATAGCTGCCGCCGATGGGCTCCGCCGTGTTGCTCATGTGCGCGAGCAGCTCGGTGCGGACGTCCTTGAGGTCCTTGTCCTCGTCGATGGCGGCCTGCGCCTCGAGGTCGGCGAGCTTCTTGTCCTCCGGCCGCGCCTGGCGCGCGATGGCGAACATGCTGGCCACGCGCTCGGCTCGGGTGGGCTCGGGCTTGTGAGGGCCGGCGGCGGCGCCACCGGCACCCTCGCCGCCGTCGCCGCCGGACTGCCGCTTGAGTGCGGCTGCCATGATGGCGTCGTCGGCTGCGGCAGCTTCAAGCTGCAGGTGCTGCCGGACCTGGTCGCGCACGGTCTTGTCGTCCGCATCCGCGGCGACTTCCAGGCCGAGCGCCTTGGCGATGGTCTTCCAGTTCATGATGCACTCCTCGGGTTTCGCGGCGCTCGCCGCAGGTGTGGAGGGGGTTGCCGCCGGCGCGGGTGCGCCGGCAGTGGCGCGCACTTCGCGCGCGACTCGGGGATGCAGGGCGGCGGCCATGGCGGCCGGAGCGCTGCGGTAGCGATGCATTGCCGCGATCGACGGCGCGAAGCGTTCGCTGGCTTCGGCGTCGTCGACCGGCTCCAGCTCGTCGAGCACCTCGTCGACGTAGCCTTCTTCCTTGGCGCGGCCGGCGCTGTACCAGTGGTCCTTGCCGTCGCTGAGGACTTCCAGCTCCGCCTCGGCGGTGCGGCCGGTCTTGCGCGCGTAGCTGGTGGCCATGGCCTCGCCGAAGCTGTCCAGCACGTCGGCCATCTCGCGCAGTTCGACGGCGTTGCCGGCGGCGACCAGCCACGGCAGGTGGTTCATCACCATGGTGTTGGCGTAGGCCTGGACGGTGTCGCCCGCCATGGCGATCAGGCTGGCGATGCTGGCGGCGATGCCTTCGATACGCACCGTCACCGGAATGCCCAGCGCGCGGATCATGTTGTAGATGGCCGTGCCGTCGGTCACCGAGCCGCCGTAGCTGTTGACGCGCACCAGCAGGTGGCTGGCGTTCAGCTCGCGCAGCTGGTCGTTGACCGTGCTGGCATCGACGAACTGGCCGATCCAGCGCTCGCCGATGTCGCCGTAGATGAGCAACTCGGCATCCGGTTCGCCCTGCGCCTTGGGCTTGCGCGCCTGCGCCTTCAGGATCAGCTTCATTTGATGGCCCTCAGATGCGAGGGCTTGTCGCCGGCGTTGGCACCGCCCTCGGTCGTGGGTTCGGGAGCGGAGGGGCGCGCCTGTTCCTGCGCGCCGGCCGGCAGCTCGGCCGAGCTGCTGATCTGCAGATCGTTCTTCAGCGCGATCTCACTGGCGATCTGCCGCCACTCCTCTTCGTGGTTCCGGCCCAGCTCGCGCATGACGCGGGCCGAGGAGGTCAGGCAGGCCTGCAGCATGATCAGCTTGCCGTTGGCCTCCTTCTCCGGGTCGATCCACGGCATGGGCGGACCGAGGTACATCGCGTCCGTCAGCGTGGAAACGTCGAGATCCGCGGGCACGCCGTAGACCATGGCCACCCAGCGCGCGAAGGCCTGGTAGTGCGGCCGCGTCCAGCGCGCGACAAAGCGCCCGGTCAGCGCGTGGTAGTGCGGCCAGTTCTCGACCAGCTCCTGGCGCTGCGCGCTGTAGGTGCCGTTGTAGTCGCGGGCGACCGCGGAGTAGCTGAGGCCGACGCCGCCGGAGGTCCGGCGCAGCATGCCGTTGACCCAGTCCACGGCCTGCGTGTTGGGCCGGCCGCTGTTGAAGAACTCCGCGTCCTCGCCCGGCTGCGTGTTCGCCACGACCATGCCGCCGTCCATGCGGAAGATGGGCGGGTCTTCGGGGTCATAGGACTTCGCGCCGCCTTCGCTGCCCCACATCTCAGGCGCACCGCGCGTGATCTTCATGACGAGATCGGCCGCCATCTTGTTGGCGAGCCGCTCGCTGTCTTCGTATTCGTGGATGTCCTGCAGACGCGTGATGACCGGCGCCAGAACACTGATGCCGCGCAGCTGCCCGATGCGGGTGACGTGCGCGTGGTGGAGCATGTTCTCCGCAGCCACCCGCTTCGTGCGCAGGTTCCAGGCACGCCAGTCATCACCGGGGTGGCCGCGATACACATGGAAGGCGGTGGGCCGGCCCCAGTTGTTGCGCTCGATACCCTGCCGGATGTTGCGGCCCCAGTCGTCGTAGTCGTGGGGCAGCACGTCCGGCTCCAGCAGCTCCAGCGCTACCGGGATGTCGCCGGCGTAGGGCCGGTCGCCGCGCGGGCCCTGCACCAGCTGGCCAAGCGTCTCGCCGTCGCGGAAGTGCGTGCGCTGCGCCAGCCGCTCCGCCTGGCCGCGGTCGTGCGTCCAGGTGACTTCGGGCGATTCGCTGTGGCGCTCCCACTCGGTACGCAGCAGCTTGGCGAAGTCGCGGTGGATGTTGCCGTCGCGATCCTTCGGCGCGGGCTCCACCATGATGCCGTTGGGCCCGACGCTGAAGTCCACCAGCTTGTCGAGGATGCCGGTGGTGATGTCGTTGTTGCGCTCCAGGTGCCGCGCCTGGTTGCGCAGCGCCTGCGCCGAGGCGCGGCTGAGGCTGTCGCCGGACTGCGTGTTGTAGTGGAAGCGCCGCTTGCGCCCCGGCCGGCCCGCCTCATAGGCAGTGGTGCCGGCTGTATTGACCGAGCCCAGAACCGCCCGGCTGCGCTTGCGCGCCAGCGCCGTCTGCGGCGCCATCGCCTGCACGCCGGCATCGACCAGCCCACTGATGCGATCGAGCGCCGGCAGCGCGACGCTTTCGGCAGCGTCGAAGAGGCGGTCTACCCGGCTGCGCGGCGCGTCCGTCATAGCGCCCCGCTGAAGTCCGCGACCTGCACCGAAACCCCGCCCTTGCGCTGCATCTGCGCACGGCGCCCGTGCAGGTACTGCAGGTGCGTGCGCAGCTCCGCCAGCGACTCGCGCCGCTCGCGGCGGTCGCCCTTGCCCATGTCGATGGCCTTCAGCGTCCGGCTGATCGAGGCCTCGGTCTCGGCAATCTGCGCGTCGAGTTCGGCAATCGTGCTCATGGGCAGCACATTGCTGCCCGCCCCTGTCTCACTTACAGGGGAATGTGAGACGGAGTGCTAGGGTTCCTCTGCCCTTGACCTACATAATATGTAGGTGCATAGTGGGAACCGTGGATAGGGATACGGCCTACCACCCCATTCCCCGGGACCGGGGAGCAACTGGAGAAAATCATGGCAGACGCTAAACCCACAGTTCAGAAAATTCGCGACATCGCTGAGCAGATCGCCGCGATTGAGCCACGAGAGACCAACCCGAACAGCAAGTTCGTCGAGAGCCAGATCAACGACATGGCTGCTCACTTGCGTCACGTTGCCGACTGCATCGCTACCTGGGACGGCCGGCACATTGACGAGATCGGCCGAAAAAACTCCGGCGTGCTGGAGTTCAACGGAGCAAAAGCGGATCGCGCGCAGTACGCATTCGGGTTCCCGGTCACCGACATCATCGACGCCCTGCTGGACGAGATGGAGGCGGAGGCCGAATCCTCCGAGGGGAAACAGTAATGCCAACGATCTCCCCATTTGACTACACCACCGAGCAGATGACGCCCGGTGAGTTCCAGGAATTCCACGGTCACCCGCTCACGGTGCACGTTCACGGCTGGGACGCATGGGCGCGCGGTGGCCAGGGTGGTCGATTCGTCGAGCTGCGCTATATCGGCGCCTACTCCGGCCCGTACAAACAAATGGCTTCGTCGACCGCACAGGCGTTCGAATTCGCATCAGCGTGGCGGGAATCACTCGGCAACGGCCCCCGGTGCGAGTGCGCGAAATGCCGCGGGGAGGTCGATGACCGCTAACGCAAAGGCCCGCCAACTTGGCGGGCCTTCATCCCCACATGGGTGGGGAAACATACGGATTCCTGCAAATGCAGCGAACCGTTCCACGGACCATCCCCGCCTCGGCGGGGAACACGGAGAAACATAGCGCAATGAAAACGACCCCGCAATACCAGCGCCCGCCGGTGGGAAGTCACGACCCGAACAGGGTCAACGGGCTCTGGAAAAAAATCCGCGCGCTTTGCGATATCGACGACCGTGAGGTCGCGGACGCACTCAACGCGCGCGGAATCCCGATCAGCCGGTCCCGGGTCGCCGCCTGGTCGCGACGCGAGGACAGTGACAAATTCAGCCCGCTGAACATCGCCGAGCTGGAGGCGGTGCTCGACGCGCTAATCGAGACCGATCGTGCTGATCGATCCGAATAACTGGCCATCCTCCCCCGCCCCGGCCAAGATTCGCGCCGCCCGAATCACTGCCGGCATCACGCAGTCCCAAGCAGGCGCGCTGATCTACTCACGCGAGCGCACCTGGGCAGGCTGGGAGCGCGGGGAGAACCCGCTGCACCCGGCACTGTGGGAGCTGTGGCAGATGCGGGCTGCGGACGCAGACTGGGTAGCGCGGTTGGAGTGATTGACCGACCTACTCCGCCAGCCACCACAGAGCGACCGACAGGTCGATCTGCTGATAGGCGCGAATGACACTCTGAGGACTCGCGTTCCGTAGACTGCAACTCCGCCACTCCAACTCATCAGAGGCCGACGCAAACAACTCCGGCAGATGCCCAAGGTCCCGCGGGTATCCACCATCGATCCGCCGCCGCCCGTCGCCGTCGACCCCCGCCAGCACCACCCGCCGCGCCCCCATGTGCACGGCCAGGCCGAGCGCGCCGTAGGCGCTGTTGCCGGTATGGATGGCGCTCGGGTCCGCAGACAGCCCTGCCCGCGCGCCGAGCGGCCCGAAGCCGGTCAGACGCCGCAGCCAGACGATGCCGGGCTCGGGCGGCTCGCGGTGGTCGATGCAGGCCGCGTCCGGCGTGCCGTAGTCCGACGGCACCGCCGCGTAGTAGGTGGCACCGGGCCGCGGGTTGCGCATGCGTGCGCGGATCTCGCGGCAGGGGTCGACGGTGATCCAGCTGTCGAAGCGAGGCAGCCAGTCGGCGGCGCCGTTGACCGCGATTATGTGCACGCCGGCCGGAACGGTGATGCCCGTCAGCGGCCCCGCACTCGGACCGCCGGCGACGATCAACACGCGCTCCGCGCGCTGCGTTACCCGCCCGAACCGGACCACAGGTCAGGCTCCACGAAGCCGGCGGCAACATCCGGCCGGTAGGCCAGGCCGACCGCCTCCAGCGCGGGCGCGATGCCGGCCGGGTCGCGCACCAGCTCGTCCGTGTGCACGTCGACGACCTGCCGCGCTTCCTTGCGGATGCGCCGCATGCGGTCCCACGCGGTCAGGATGGCGCGCTCCGTGCTGTCCCACCCTACCCGCGCGCGGCTGGCCGCGATGTCCGCCACCGGCCGCCAGCAGAACACGACGACCGGGTCCAGGTGCTGCACCAGGTGCCAGGCGTCCGGCCCCATCTTGAACACGGCCGGCCCGCCGCCGTAGCCGTGCTCCGCCATGTAGGCCACCAGACGTTCCGGCCACTCCGGCTGCGGGTCACGCATCTGCTGCTTCAGCGCCAGCGACTCGAAGTAGCCGCGCGGATTCTTCGCGTCCGCCTCCAGGCTCGGCCCGCACCATGCACCGTGATGCGCGATCAGCCCGGCCGTCATGCTGGTACCGCTGCGGCTGGCGCCGGTGACGAAGATGCTCGGGGCGCCGCGGTTATCCATGCGCAGGCACCTGCGGCACGATGGCTGACCATCGCCCAAACCAGGAATACGCCTTGCCGGAACTTCTGCAGTATCTCTTCCCGTCCCCCGCAGTCACACTCACCACCTGCGGCCTGCTGCTAGACATCGGCGGCGTCGTTCTGATCTTCAAGTACGGGCTTCCCGCCAGCATCAATCGCTCCGGCATGATCGGGCTTGGAACCCCGGATGAGACTGGCGAGCACAAGGCCGCTGCGCGCAGGTACGACCGCTGGGCGCGCGTCGGGCTCGTGATGCTCATCGCGGGATTCGCCCTGCAGATGCTGGCCTCATACGCCTAGGCCTCCGGCGGCTCCGGCGGCAGATTGCTCGCGTGATCCGCAGCTCGGTCGACGGCCCATCCGGTTTCATGTGGCCGCGGCTTGCCGTGATAGCAGACGAGTCGTGCATCGGGCGGCCTCTGGTCGCGGCAGTGCGCCTTGTAACTCACCACCTGACCGGGCACCAGGTCCTGCCAGCGTGCGGCAGACTCACGCAGGCCGATGAGCTCGAGGAAGCGCTGGTCGCCGAACTGGCCGCACTGCGCCATCCAGTGCGAGGGGTCTGCTATCCAGCGCTCCCAGATAGCGGCGCGGTCCGCCTCTGGCAAGTACATGAGGCCGGAACCGATGCCGTTGGCGCGACCATGCGCAAAGTAGTGATAGAAGTCGCGCAGCACGGTCAGGCGACCAACGCCCGCGATCTCCGACAGGCCGCCGCAGATGACGGTGTCGAGATCCAGGTAGAGAATGTCGCCGCGCAAGTCCGGCCGGAACAACTCGAGCTTCGACCACCAGGTCGGCCAGTCATGGTCAAGCGCCATGTGCCCGGTCACCCCGGAATCGTCGGACAAACAGCGGAAGTCCACGCCCGGCAGATGCCGCTCTACCCCGCGCGCGATGCGCTCGACGTACTCGCGGCCGAAGTCGCCGCCTGTGCGAAGTACGGTATAGACAGTCAGTTTCATGTAGCCACCATTGGTAGAAGACGCTGCAACGGAACGGACGTGGTGCCGTCGATGACGCTGAGCGGCGAGACGTTCAGCAGCTCGATGCCGTGCTCGTCCCGCAGGCCGACGCACAGCGCCTCCAGCGCCGCGCGCTTGGCGGACCACAACGGGTCGTCGCGCCACAGCTTCGCCGGCACATTGCCGGTGCAGTAGCGACCGCTCGCACCGTCGCGTAGGTCGAAGCCCACCAGCACGATCCGACGCGCGCCCCAGGCGCGTGCCAGCTCGATGGCCTGCACGCCCGAGTTGGCTCCGCCACCACCGGCGCCGAAATGGATGTAATTGTCAGGATCCGGAGTCGGGCCTGCGCAGTACCGTCCCGGTACAAGTTCCACATCGGCAAGGCTCTCCGCATCCACCTGGGCTGCGAAGCGGCGCCCGCTGCAGCGCGCGCGCACGTCCGGCAGGTACACCTCCCACCAGGCCGCATCCGCTGCGTAGATCGCGGCCGGCTGCCCCTCCCGCGCGAATACCGTGCCGACGGCGATGGTCCGAGAGCCCGGGAGCCGATGCAGCGGAATCGTCCTGATGCTGGTGCCCGGCGCCACCACCCAGGCGGTGCGGTCCACGTCCGTCAGCGTCAACGGCGAGGCCGGCACCCCACCCGCTTTCGCCGGCGAAAGGCAGGCGGCGCTATCCATTGTCGAGCAGCCACTTGGCCAGGAAGGTCAGCACGGCACCGACGAAACCGCTGGCCATCAGCCACAGCGCGCGGGCGTGGTGCTTGACGGTGGTCTGCAGCCCGGGCACGTCGCGCATGCGGTCGTCGATGCGGTCCAGCGTGCTACTGACCCGCTCCATGGTTCCCTTGAGCGACGCAAGCGCCTCGCCGTCCGCACGGTCGCGCCCCTCCAGCGCTTCGATGCGCTCGAAGGCACGGCCGAGACTCTCGCGCGTTGACTTGAACTCCGCCAGCTCGCGTCGCAGATCCTCCAGCAGCTCCCGCGTCGCCCGCTGCTCTTTGCCGTGATCGTCTGCCTGCTTCTCCAGGCGCGCTTCCAGCCGCTCCTGCCGGCGCCTGATCTCGTCGTCGCCGCCTCGTGGAGATTCGGCGGCCGCTCGATCACCACTCATCTCGGGCCCCATCGATTGCAGTGTTCGTGTCGGCCACGGCCCATTCGCGCCAGGCGCGATCGCGGGCCAGCAGCTCGCCGAGCAGGCCGCGCAGCGCAGCCTCGCCCGCAGGCGTCAGCGCGCTGCTGGCCTCCGGGTGGTCAGGCGCCACGAACCGCGGCGCTTCGAGCTCGGGCGCATCAGTCAGGGCCTGCGGCGGTGTCTGCTTGACCGGAACAGGCACGCGCACGGTGACGGTTTCGGTCCGCGTGCGGATCTGCGAATGCGCCGCACACGCGGCCAGCATCGGCGCAAGAATCACGATGGCGGCCAGGCGCAGCATCACGGCGCAAGTGCCCGCTGCAGCCAGTCGTTCATCGCTGCCGGGCCGTGGCCGTCGGGCGGCCGTCGTGCGCGTTCGCGCTCGTGCTCCAGCGTGCTCAGGGCCCGGCTGCGCGCATCGGCCGCGTCGCGATCGGCCATTGCGCGCATTCGGGCGATGCGTTCGTTCTGGTGCTGGATGGCGCTTTCCAGCCCGCCGACGTCCGTCTCGCACTGCGCGAGATCACGCTGGGCTTCAGCGGTGGACTGCTGCGCCTCAGCCACCTCGGCACGCAGGCTGTGGTTGTCCCACTGCAGCCAGCCGATCCAGCCGCCGAGGCCAGCCAGGACAACCACGACCCCGCCAACGATGTACGGCCCGGCCGCGCCGGCGAGCTTGCCCAGCAGCCAGCCCATCAGTGCGCGGCCTCACAGGCAACCACGGGGCCCCAATGGCGATAGACGGCCTGGCGCTCCAGCAGGATGCGCCGCGGGTAGTCCCGGTTTTCCCGCACGGCCCAGTCCGCGCGGCGCGGGTCCGGGTGCTCTGCGACGTGGCCCCACCACCGAGCCGGATCGCAGCTGCCACAGGGCGGCGGCTTGCCGCCGGCGGCCCGCTCGCACTGGCGGCGGTCGCGGTTCACCCAGCCGGGGCCGCCGTTGTAGCCGGACAACGTGAAGGCCCACTGATCGCACTCGGTAGCGGCGTCCGCGGCCTGCCGCTGCCAGATGTACCGGTCGTAGCGGACCAGCGCGCGGATGGCCCACTGCGGATTCCACACGCTCGGCGCGCCGAGTGTCGGGTAGATGTCGCTGATCCAGTCCGCCGTGCCGGGGGTGAACTGGGCGAGGCCCTGCGCGTAGGGGGACTCCGCGTCATCGCGCCAGGAGGATTCCTGCGCGATCTGCGCGGCCATCACCGGCACCGCCGCGTCCATGCCCCAGACGGCGCGGGCTTCGCGGGTGAGGTCGCGCTGGTAGTGCTGGGCGGCGGCTGGGGGCTCGGCCGCGCTTGCGGTGTTCGCCGCGCCCGCTGCCATGACGATCAGGCCTGCCAGGGCGGCCAGGTACAACACCATGCCGAACACGACCACCGCGCCGACGACAACCCGCTCAACAATCGACGCCGCTTCCCCGGACCACTCCAACTCGTCCTGCGGCGGCGGCAACGGCGGCGGATGCGCCGGGTCGATCACCACACCCTTTCGATCGTACTCAGCCAAAGCTACAGCCCGATCGCCACAGCCAGCATTGCGGCCGCCACGATGATCGCGCGCCGGATCATGGCCATGGCGGCGAAGCGTGCGCGGCGTTCCTTGTCCTGCGGCAACTCGTCCTGGTACGGCATCAACAGATGCGGCCGCGCATAGGGATACAGCAGCCGGTCGAGCCAGTAGCCGAGGCAACCAGCGAGCGTGACGAGGGCGCCCTTCCAGACCGCCACGCCGAGCTGATGCGGGGCGATGATCGCCACCACGCCGAGCAGGGCGATGGTGACGAGGACGAGCTGCCAGATTCGGAAGGGACGCGAGCGCATGGCCGGCTCCGCTGTGTGCACGCGGTCAGCCTCGCGCGCGCCCCGTCTCAATTACAGGGGAGACTGAGACGATCCAATGACCGCTTCGTCAACCACGCGAGCCACCACCCCCTTCACCAATGAGATGTGCTCGCGAAGTTGCTCCGCGTCCAGCGCATCGGATTCAGCCGCGTCGTTCAGCAGCTCAGTCAGCCCCCTGACTTCCACCAGCGCCTCAAGCAACCGCTCTCTCCCATGCGAAGCCATAACCATCTCCTAGCAACTCGTTGTTTCATCAACTTGGCCGCATCCCGCTGTGTCTAACCAGTAGAACCGGATGAGTGGTAACCAGCCTAGGCGGACCTGAAGGTGCCAACCATGTCCGTAAGCGGACATATCGACCGCTTTACTGGGTACTCGTGGCGCGGCAGACTTTTCAGCGGCGATAAACGCCGAGGAGGAGACGCAATGGCGAAGAGCAGACAAGGCACCCGATGGAGCCCTGAGGAAGTTCAGAAGCTGAAGAATCTGGCGAAAGAGAACACACCGACTCGCGTTATCGGTCTGAAATTGGACCGCTCCGAGGACGCCATCTACAGCAAGGCACAAGCTGAGGGGATATCGCTGGCCCCGTGGAATCAGTCGCCGTATAACCGCCGGAAGTAGGCTGCATCGCACTAGCACGCCGACTCACCTCGCAGCACTTCGGGGTGCGCACCGACGCCGATTGAGCACGCGATACAGCGTGGCGCGGCTGATGTGGTGCCGTGCGCAGACTTCCCGTGCGTTGTTCCCGCAGAAGTCGGCGAGCACGTCTTCCTCGCGATACCGCACTTGGCGGATATAGACCTCGTTGCCGCCGAGGTCGCGCCGGATGGTTTCCTCCACCAGCTCCGCAAGCTCGCGCGCTTCCTCGCTGTCGCCGAGGCGCTCGGTCAGGGTTCCCACCAGCGCGGTCATGCTGGCGCCCAGGGGATCGGTGTCGGTATTCGGCATGGCTCGCTCCCTCATCAATCTCGATAACCCCGGAACTTCTGCGCGCGGCCGGTGGACTCAACGGCCGGCGCGGTGTCGTCGTCGTTGCGCTGCTGCGGCGTGGCGCTGCGCTGCGGGTTCAGCAGATCCGGCTGGCGCATTTCGCGTTCAGCCTGGTCCCACTGCCGGTCGTCCCAGGTATGCAGCCGGAGGCGATGGGCCTGGTGCAGACACATCACCTCCAGGTCCAGCGGCTCATTCGGCACGCCGGCCTTCTTGACGTAGTAGGCGACGCCGTTGGCCTTCGGCATCTTCGCCTCGCTCGTCAGCCCCTTCATGTAGGCCGAGTCCGTGTCGGCATCGAAGTGCATGCGGCCGGGGCCGCTGCCGGTCAGCTTCAGGCGGGCGTAGATCTGATCCTTCGCGGTGCGGGTGCCAACGATGTACAGTTTCAGCCCCCACTTCGCGGCCTTGTCCGTCGCGGTGTGATCCAGCGGCGACGGCGGCGTGAATATCTCGCGCTGGCGCCGGCCCTGTTCGTTGGCGCCCTTGACCGCGACGAAGCCGCGATGCCGGTTGCGCCGGCAGTAGGCGTAGACGGCGTCCGAGGTCATGCCGTCGGAGGCGTCGATGCTCATCCCGCGCAGCGGCATCACCCCACCGCCGGCGTTGCGCACCTCGCGCGCCAGCTCGTGGTCCAGCGCGTCCCAGGTCGCCTGCTCCAGCGGATTGCCCGGCACCGCTCCATAGGCCACGCGCCAGGATTCCATGCCGCGCCCAAACGCTTTGAGCTGGTACTCGAGCCGCGGCTCGCTGTTCTCGCCACCGCGCTGCACGTCGACCGAGCCGACAAGGATCAGCCCGCCCTCCGGGCACGTCCACGCCGGGTACTGCTCGACGCGGTCGACGAGGACCTCCACCTCCGGCGTGTCCGCCTTCAGCTTCCAGGTGCGCGCGAGGGTGCCGTTCCAGAACTCGACGAGTTTTTGCGTATCGCCCTCTGATTCGCGGTGCTTGGCTTCCAGGTAGCGCCGTGCGAGCACTTCCATGCGCGACTCGGACAGCGTCGAGTAGAGCTCGCCGCCGCCCTCCAGGTCGAAGCCGGCGACGCCGGTGAAGGCCGCCGTCGCCTGCCAGCCGAGATTCGGATCCTTGTCGGCCTGCCGGACGGCTTCGTTCTTTTCGTAGTCGGACCACAGCGCACCGCAGTCATCGGCCGCGCACTTGTAGCGCGCCGTCTCCGGGCGGTGCCGGCCGTAGACGGCGTGCGTGGTGTCGGCGTCCGACAGCCATTCCACCTGCTCCCACACCAGGCGCTGCACATGGCCGCAGTGCGGGCACGCCACGACGAAGCGGCGCTGGTCGCTGATGCCCATCTCGGCGGAGACGGCCGAGTGATCCTCGATCGTCGGCGTGCCGCCGATCAGGATGATGCGATCGGGGAAGGTCTTGCTGCGCGCTTTCGCCAGCGAAATGGCGTCGCCCTGCCCCTTCACGTCGTGCGCCACGTCGTCGGGCTCTTCCACCAGCACGACGCGCGCGTCCGTCGACTTCACGTTGGCCGGGCTGTTCGCGCCGGCCAGCATCAGGAAGCCGCCCGGGAAGCCCTTGAAGTCGGTGGTGTTGCTCGGGTCGTTGCGCTTGTCGACCGGGATGCGCTCCATCAGCGCCGGCGTGCTGCGAATGGTCGGGTCGAGCTTCTCGCGAACGAAGCGCTTCGCGGCGCCGTCCTTGGCGAAGAGCGCGATGATCGCGCAGGGCGCAGAGGCGACCAGGTAGCCGATGACGTTGAGCACGACGGTCACGGTCCAGCCGATCTGCGAGGGCTTCTTGAACACGATCTCGCGCACGCTCGGATCGTCCACCGCCTCGAGGATCCCACGCAGCACCGGCACCGCATCCGCGCGGAACGGCCCCGACCGCGAGCCGGTGGCGACGTAGCGGTGCCGCTCCGCCCACTGGATGAGCGACAGGCGCTCGGAAGGGCGAACACGCCGGATGGTCCGGACGAATGCGCTGCGCGCCGGGCGCGAAAGCGAGGCCAGGAAGCCGGGCGGCAGGCCTTGCTCAGTCTGTTGCTGCTGCGCGCTCACGCGGCCTCCTCGATCGTCTCGTCATCGTCGCCGACCTGATCGGCCAGCCGCTCGAGCGCGGCATCGAACTCGCGGTCGACGATGCGGGCGCGCTCGGCGTCGTTGCTCGCGCCGGTCATCGCGGCTTTCAGCTGCGCACGCAGGCCGGCCAGCGCGCCGAGGAACAGGGACTGCTGCGTCTCCATGCAGCGCTGCAGCTCGGTGTCCGGAATCAAGTGGCCCGCTTCGCGCAGCCGCTTCGTGCGCAGTGACAGCGCCTCCTCCGTAGCCTTCCAGTTCTTCGGGTCGCGCCCGCCGATCACCTCGAGCATCACGTCCAGCAAATCCGGATCCGGGTGCCCGGCCGCCTTCGCCGCACTGACGCGGTCGCGCAGCTGGCTGCGCCCCTCACCCGCAGGCGCAACCGGCAGGTCATCGCTGGTGGCGCGAGCCGGGGTCGCCGGTTGTCCCTCGCGCTGCGCCAGATGACTCGCCTGGCTGAGCATGTCGAGCACCGCGTCGCCGGCCTCCAGCCGATCGCCTGCCCGCTCGGCGCGATCCATCAGCCACTGCACCACGTCGCGCAGCCGGTACCGGTGCCCCTGCCCATTCAGGCCGCGCTCCGCGATCGGGCACGGCACCTCCTCGTGTATCCAGCGCCGCACCGCCGCCGCCGACCAGCGACCGACGCCGAGCTCCGCCAGGCGCTCGACCAGCTGCTTCCCGGTATAGAGCTGCTCGCGCTCACTCACCGCAGCACCTCACAGCCCACGAACACCCTGACACCCCTACCCTGTGAACCGATCCCAGAACCCGCGCGCCTGCCAAAAAACTGCGCCTTTCTATACCCGCATGGAGGGGGGCCAGGGAGGACCCGTAGATAATTGGGAGGGGTCGAGCGCGCATCCGATTACTCCGGTGCCCGCAGGCCCTTGCGGGCTTGCGGCGGTGGCGTCGAGTCGTCGAAGTCGTAGTGCGCCAGGTCGTCGAAGCGGCAGTATTCGCCGCGCCAGCAGATGCGCACCTTCACGCCCTGCGGACCGTTGCGCTGCTTGCAGATGATCGCCTCGGCTACGTTCGGCGGCGCCCCGGTGTTGTAGTAGTGATCGCGGTACAGGCCGACGATCAGGTCAGCGGCCTGCTCGATACCGCCGCAGTCCTTGGCGTCGCTCGGCCGCGGCCGCTTGTTCTCGCGGCGTTCCACGTCACGGCTGACCTGCGTCGGCACGACGACGGCAAAGCCAAGCTCCTTGCCCAGTTCCTTCAGCCCGATGGCCGCGTTCTCCAGCTCCAGGTTCCGATTCTCCTGGCCGCAGCCACGGATCAGCTGGAAGTAGTCGATCACCAGGAGCGACAGCTTCTTGCTCCGAGCCACACGCCGCGCCCGCGCCCGGATCTGGTTGATGTTGAGCCCGCCACGGTCGTCGATGACGATGTCGCGCACCCCGCCTCGGACACGCGCCAGCGCATCGAAGTCGGCATCGTTGAGCTTCTGCGGATCACGCAGACGCTCGAAGGGAATGTCGGCACGGCCGCTCATCACGCGGTCGATGAGCTGATTCGTCGGCATCTCCATGCTGAAGAACAGCGACGCCTCGCCACGCATGGCAGCCCGGTCAGCCAGGTTCATCGCCAGGGCCGTCTTGCCCATGCCAGGCCGCCCCAGGACGAAGCACAGATCACCGGGACGCACGCCACCCGTCGCCGCGTCCAGATCCTTCAGCCCCCACTTGATCGTCGGGTCGAACTCGCCACGGTGCCGACGCTCCAGCTGCCGCTCCCAGCTATCCATGTGCTCGGAGATATCCAGCGGCATCTCGGCCTGCGACACCTCGCCGATCCCCATCACCGCCTTCTGCGCGGCGTCGGTAGCTTCCTCGGCTGAGGCAGCCTTCCATCCGGCATCACCGACAGCAGCCCCGGCCACGATCACCTGCCGCCGGATCGAGCACTCCCGCACCTGGCGCGCATACGCCACCGTGTTGGCAGCGCTCGGCGTGTCGCTGGCCAGCGTGCCCAGGTACGTCAGGTCCGCTGCATCCGCCAACTGGCGATCCCGCAGCCGGTTCGACAACGTCACCATGTCCGCCGGCTCGTTGTGATCCAGCATCGCCGCCATCACCTCGAAGATCACCTGGTGCTGATGGCGGTAGAAGTCGGCGGATGTCAGCAGCTCAGCCACATCCGGCCAGTAGCGGTTATCGATCAGCAGGCCGCCGATGACGGATTGCTCGGCGTCGATGCTCGAAGGCGGATGGCGCACGGTCGGGTCGCTCATTGCCCGGCCCTCGCGTTGCGGTACTGCTGCCCGACAGGGCTCAGCTTGAATTCACCGCCGCTCTCCAGCCACCAGAGCTTGAACCAGTTCTCCCGGAACGCACGACGGAACACGATCCGCCAATCCCGATACTTCCGTTCGCTGTCCTCGCGGTAGCGATCGCAGAACGCCAGCCAGGCCAGCTCGACGTACTCCTCCGGCAGCCCCATCCGCTTCGCCTTGTCGAAGATCGGGTCATCGGCCGGGATCGGATCATCGCCTTCCAGGCTTTCCAGCCAATCCGAGAAAGTGCGGTTCGGAGAGGGGGCTCGCCCCCCTCTCTCTTGTTTCCTTACGGTTCCTGACGGTTCCGAGTCCCGTTTTTGGGACTGCTTCGAGGGAAAATTGGTACCGTTTCGAGGGAAAATTGGTACCGTTTCCCCATTCGGGCAGTCCCGTTTTTGGGACTGTTCAGCAGTACCGTTTTCGGCACCGTTACCCGCCTCTTCCCCGACGTCCTCAGCGGCGTTCTTACCGATCGTCACATCGAAGCACAAACGGTAGACGGGAACCCGCCCGGTATCGCCCGCGCGCCGCCCCGTATCGACCAGCCAGCCGTTGTCTCGAAGCCAATGTATCGCCTTCAGTACCGTCTTCCGGTCCTGAGCTGTCACGTCGGCCAGGTAGTTCACGCTCGGGAAAGCCAGGAAGCGCTCATTCGCGCAGTTCGCCAGCATCACGAACACGAACTTCGTCGTCGATCGCCCGATCCTGGCCTTCGCAGCCAGCGTGATTGCCTCGACGCTCATCGCGCGTAGCGCCTCCCGCGCGCTTCCGCCGCACTGGCGCAGTCCACGCACACCCGCGTCTGCGGCACGCACACGCGCCGTTGCTGCGGAATCAGCGCATCGCACTCCTCGCACCACAAGCGCCCGCTCGGCGCCCCCTGCCCGGCCGCTACCGAGCGCGCAACGATCGCCTCGCGCTCCCGTTCCGCCAGCTCGGTGGCGCGGTCGATGGCGTCAGCCATTCGCGTCTCCCCGGATGTTGGGCAGCTTGTACCCCGTGCCCTTCTGGATCATCTGCACCGCCGAGTGACACTCGGCAGCCAGGTCATAGAGATTCGATACCGCCTGCGGCGCGTCCGGCAGGTCCTCCGGCCCGAAGCGCAGGTCCTTCAGCATCCGGCTGCCGTCCTGCAGCACCCGCGCCGTGCGCTCGCTGATGCGCGACATCGTCTGCACATCCTCCAGGCCGTCGCACTCGCCCGGATCCGCCTGCACACCCAGGAAGCCGTAGCGCCGCGCCAGTTCCCGCGCGCAGGCCAGCCGATACGGCTGCGGCAGCGCGTACACCCACGCCTCCTCGATCCACACCGGCATATGCACCGCGCCGCTGATCCAGCGCGCAACGCGCGTCCGTACCCGCTCGACAAGCGCCTCGTACTGATCGGCGGACATGTCCCCGTCCGGGTCCGGCCAGTCGCCCTCGCGCAGCGCCTCCGGCACCAGCTCGCGCACCGCGCGGATCAGCGCCACCAGGAACTCGCCCTCGCGCAAGCCCGTTTCATCGCGCACCGCGCGGTAGTGGCGGACCAGCACCGCGTCCCGTCGCGGCGGGTGTCCGGTTCCCAACGTAGTCGGCTTGCTCTCGGTCATGGATGATTCCCACATGGACGCCGCAACGAACAACGCACACCGCCGGCCGGCACCGCCGAGCGCCGGCCGGCAAGCGAATCGCCCTCCCCGCCCCGCGCGCTCGGCTGCGCGGGTTGGATCGAAGGGCTCGGAGGCATGGCGGCAACGCCACGCGGGCGGAATAGAAAACGGCCGCCGCTTGGTGTCGGCGGCCGAGAGCAACCCCTTGCGGGGCTGGAGGAGACACGGTTGTCCGGCTTCGCGATCACGCCGCAGCACTCGGTTGCGGTGGCGCCGGCCGGGGATCGTCTTCCGGCTCACCGAAGATGTCTGGCCGCAGGTCATAACGCGTCCAGCGGTAGTTCACCGCCTGCTCGATCGCACGCGCGTGCTTCGGCTGCAGCGGTCGCCTGCCCTCGATGATCTGCCACGCGTAGGGCCTTGCGATCTCGCAGACGCGTGCCATGGCGGTAACCCCACCCAGTGCTTTAGATACTTCGCGCAGATCCGCAGACATTTGCGAACGGTAGCCTGTGCTACCCCCTGCGTCAACACGTGCTAACGCGGACGTCGTGTAGCTTTCTACAATGGACATCACAGAGATCCGGCTTAAAAATCTGCGCCGTGTCCGCGACGAACGGTACGGCGGCAGCAGCGCTGCGTTGGCGCACGCCATCAAGCGCTCTCCGAGCCAGATCAAGCAGTGGCTTCTCGGCATCCGCAACCCATCGGAGAAGAGCGCCCGACACATCGAGGAGCGGCTCGGCCTGCCCTATGGCTGGATGGACACGCCGCCCGGATATCAGGACCACCGGCGCACACCCGAGGGTGGAGTCGCGGATGCACCCGACACCATCCGCATCGGCCAGCTACCCGTCGCCACTCAGAACCTCGTGCGCGACCTCGTCGACGGCCTGGTCGCGCGGCAGCTCACCGACAGCGAACTCGAGCTGCTGACCACCATCGTCAACCACATGACCAGCCGGCGCCGCAGCGCCTGATTGCCCGTGGCCCTCGTCAGCTGCCCGGACTGTCAAGGCCAGATATCCACCCGCGCCGCTGCCTGCCCGCACTGCGGCGCCCCGGTCAGCGCCGACCTCGCCGGCAAGCCCGCCGCCGGCAGCGCCAGCGCCCACCGCACCGGCCGCCAGCGCTCCCGCCTGCGGCAGGACATCGGCAACGCCATCGCCCTCATCGGCCTGCCCGCCGCCATCGTCATCGGCGCCGTCTGGGGTGCGCTACCCGGCTTCGCCACCGCCATCGGCACACTCGCCGTCGCCATCTTCATCGCATACCGATAATCACCGCACAGGGGGACATCATGAAACGCGCAAGCCTCGCCACCGCCGCCATCGCAGCCCTCGCCGCCTGCAACGCCCACGCGTTGGACCCGTACGACAACTACCTCGAAGGCGGCGTCGCCCACACCTGGGCCGACCTCGATATCGACGGCCTCACCACCCTCAGCAGCGACGGCTTCGGCGCCACCGCAAGAGGCCGCCTCTTCCTCGAAGGCCGCGCCTTCCTTCGCGGCGACACCATTGCCGCCTTCACCAGCGGCAACGAGTCCGGCGTCGATTACGACCTGGACGTCCAACTCCACCGCCTCGGCCTCGGTGCATCCACATTCGCCGGCGAAGGCAACATCGCCGCCAGTTTCTGGGTCGAAGGCGTCTACGGCGAAACCGACGTCAGCAGCGACGCCGCCGACGTCTCCGGCTCCGACGACGACTTCGGCGGCGCCGCCCAGGTCCGCTTCGAACGCGCCGACGACAACGGCATCTACCTCCCCTACATCCAGCTCGGCTACATCGCCCTCGGCGAGGCCAACGGCCCCGAATTCCGCATCGGCACCCACGTCAACCTCGGAAGCACCCTCTTCCCCTACCTCGAAGTCCAGGTGCAGGACCTCGACTTCGACGGCTTCCAGCTGACCCCCGTGACACTCAACATCGGCGCACGTTTCACCCTCTAGCCGCGCGCTATTGCAGAAGTACGCCGACTAAATCCGCTGGAAAATCTGGCGACTACATGCGTTAGCCTACGTTAACGCCGGCAGGTCGCTTGTGCTGCACGGTTAGCATGGGCTAACGTTCAGGGAAGCTTTTGTTGAGCGACCCTGCAATGACCGACTCGCTGACCCGCTACCTGAACCACCCCCGCCGCGCCGACATTATCGAGCGCACGCTCGACGTCCCCGCCATCCTCCGCAACGCCCCCGAGCGCGTCCGCTGCCCGCAGCGCGCCGCGCGGCACTGCGCCGAAGTCGCGCACTACCACATCGTCCGCAGCGTTCGCCTGCACGCAGTCGGCCACACCATCGCGGCCGACCGCGCCCGCCGCATCGCCAACGCCGCCGACCGCCTGGCGCAGCGCTATCGGAAGCAGACGGACACCCAGCCGCAGCGGGTGGCGGCATGAGCCACGACTACATCGAGCCGCCGCGCAACACGTGGAAGCGATTGGCCGTGTTTCTGGCTTTCTGGCTGCCGGTAGCTGCCGTCTCGGCGCTCGGCATCCGCTACGTCCTACCGGCCGAATGCCAGGAGCCCGCAGACGATCAGGACGCCCCCGAGAATGTCGAACGCAACACCAGTGAGGTGGGCGTTCCGCGGGTACCCACTGATCTTGTAGGTGCCGCCATCAGCGCCCGTCACGACCCGCACCTGCAAAGGGTGATTGCGCCACTCGCCGAGCCCAACAAAGAAAGCGCCGAGCGCCACCAATGCCACTGGCCCGTTGGGCAGCTGCAAGTCGATGGTGAGCGCTGCGAATACGCATACAGCACCGAACGCCATCACCACTTTGTACCAGGCGTTCAGCGAAAGGTTCTTCAAAAACTCCATAAACCTTCGGCCCCCTCTCCGCTTGACGTCGAGTTTACGCATACCGGCGCGCAGCAGGTGGCGCCATGAGCTTCACCCACGCCAGCTACGCCCGCGCCATCGAGCAGGCGCTCCCGCACCTCCACAACCGCCTGCAGTACCTGACGCGCACCGGGCGGTTCCACCCGAAGCTGCGCGACGAAGTGCTTGCCGCGCTGGAGAGCTGCCAGGCGCACCACGAAGCCGCAGCGAAGACCGCTCAGCGTGCCGAAGCCCGCATGGAAGACGTCGAGGCGAGCGCCCACCAGCAGCTGGAGGCCAGCCATGGACATTAGCGCCAACTCGCTCGGCCACCCGCTCGCCGTCATGTCCGAGGCCGCCGACCACTACGAAGGCGTGCACCAGTACGACCTGGCCGCGCGCATGCGCAACGCCCGCAGCATGGTCAGCCTGCACGACGAGACGCTGGCCATCCTCCGCCGCTCCTACTCCGACGAGCTGGCCAAGAACGCCAGGCTGAAGGCCGACGTCGCCGAGCTGATCGCCGAGCGCGACGAGCTGCGGCAGGCCCTGCAGGCGGAGCGGCAACTGTGAGCGCCGCCCCGCATCTTTCGCCGGCGAAAGTCCACGCCAGCGCCTACCGATGCCGCTGCCGGCACTGCCGCACGCGCACCACGCTGCGGCATCACCCGGAGTGGTACATCCGCCGCCGCTACGCCCGCTGCCCCCGCTGCAAGCGCGACGCCCTGAGCGTGGACAGCCACCGCACCAGCGGCCGCGAGCACCGCCGCGTCACCCGCCACTGCGGCCACTACCCGTTTCCCCACCGCCGCGCCTCGCTGCTCTGCGAGCACGGCGTCATGGGCCGCGCCGGCTTCAGCTACTGGAGCCGCTACGAGGCCGAGCACATCCATTTCGAGCAATGGCTCGCCGGCGAGCAGGCCGAGCCCTATCTGCAGGAGCACGCGGCATGACGCGGACTTGTATCCGCTTCAACGATTCGATGGTCCGGGCCATTCTCGACGGCCGGAAGACGCAGACGCGGCGCGTCGTTAAAGCGCAACCCCGCAGCCGAGCCGATATAGGGATTTGCGGTCGCGGCTTACCGTTTATCCGCGTCAGCACAGGGAAAAATGAGGTCTGCCCTTACGGTCGACCCGGTGCCTTGGTGTGGGTGCGTGAGACATGGCAGGAGTTCTTTGCCGATGAGCTGCCCGCAGGTCGGCCCACGCCGATCGCTGGACGCATGGGGATACCGGCGCAGCCAGAGCGGCGCGCCGTCGTCGCCTACCGAGAAGATGGCGAAGTACCCCCACACCCGGAGCATGGCGAGGCCGTCTGGGCGCCCTCTTGCCGCATGCCGCGCTGGGCATCCCGCCTGACACTTCGGCTGAAGGGCATAGGCATCGAACGCCTGCGCAGCATCACCGATGCCGACGCCCTCGCCGAGGGCTACTCCAGCGCGTCCGCATTCCTGGCCGGCGAATGGGCTGCGCCCCTCGCCGACCGTAACCCCTACGTCTGGGTCCTCGACTTCGACCCGATTCACGCGAACGTCGATGACGTCATCGCCCAGCAGGAGCACGCCTAATGCCCGACACCACCCACCCCACCGAAGCCGTCGCCACCCGACTGGCGCTGGCCAGCATCGACCGCGACCCCGCCCAGTGGCGCAAGTATTTCGACGAGGCCGCGCTGCACGAGCTGGCAGATAGCATCCGCGCGCACGGCATCATCCAGCCCATTGTCGTGCGGCCCGTCACGGCCACTGACGGCACGCGCCTGGTCGAGCCAGCGGACTACCTGATCGTGGCCGGCGAGCGCCGCTGGCGCGCGTCGCACATCGCCGGCCTGGCGGAAGTGCCCGCCATCATCCGCACCGACCTGGACGCCGACGAGGTCATGGTCCTGCAGGTGCTGGAAAACCTCCAGCGCGAAGGCCTGACACTCCCCGAGACGGCCGCCGGCGTGCACGCCCTGGTCGGGCAGATCGGCACCGCCAAGGCCGCCCAACAGCTCGGCAAGAGCGAGGCATGGGTCAGCAAGCACGCCCGCATCGGCGAGCTGGACCCGCGCGTGCAGCAGCTGGTGGACGACGGCGCCCTCACCAGCGCCGACCTCGCGCACGACGTGCACCGCCTGCTGCAGGACTGCGAGCGCGGCGAGGCCATCGGCATGACCTGGCTGCGCGAGCGCATCGGCAACGTGCTGCAGCTGGCCAGCAAGGGCGAGCTGCGCCGCGCCCAGGTCCGCGACCGCATCAGCCACACCGCCGAAGACATCAAGCGCCACGAGCGCGCCGAACAGATCCGCAACGGCCAGGCCAGCGAAGCCGCCGCCGAGCCGCCCGCTCCCAAGCCGCCGGCCGAGCAGCCGCCCAGCACCGGCAGCGCACCGCTGCTCAGTGGCGCCGAGGCCCCGGAACCGGCCCCCGCCCAACCGCCGCCCGAGCCGCCCGCGCCGCCCGTCGACTCCGTCTTCGAGTCGCGCCTGGCCGCCCGCAAGCAGCTTGAGCACGACATAACGCCCGTCGTTGCTAGCCTCACCCGCCGCATTCTCGCCGGCATGGGCCTGAACGTCGCCGCGCTCTATCCCGACGTCAACACCGACGACGACGACGAGCTGCTCCACAACTACGACCCGGACGTCGACCCCATCTACGTCGGCGTCGACTACCCCACCCTCGAAAGCGGGCGCCCCATCCCCAAGGCCGAGGATGCGAGCCTGGAGATCACCCTCACCCTCAACCACCAGCAGGCCGAGCGCCTCGCCCAGTGGATCGAATCCGGCGGCCTCACCGGCCAGCCCGCCAGCGACCTGATGGACGGCGAGCAAGCCCTCGCCCGCTTCGTGCAGCACGGCATCCGCCGCGTGAAGGGCGAGCAGATTCGCGGCTCCCTGCTGCGCGCCCACTACATCACCTACTGCATCAACCGCGGTGTGGAGCCCGTCTACTCCGAATCCGCCTTCGGCCAGGCCGTGCGCGACGCCGGCTACGGCATGAAGCGGACGGCCGACGGGCGCATCTACCTGGACTGCGCCGTGGCCGGAGTAGTGCCGGCATGAGCACGCAGACCTACAGCTGCCCCGAATGCCAGCGGCTGATCGACGTCCGCATCCGCACCGACTGCGGCGTCTACAGCACCGAGTTCTTCGACGCCCGCGGCTACCAGCGCGCCACCTGCGACTGCGGCCTGCCGCTCTACGAAGCGCTGGCGCAGCGTCGGCTTCAACCGTTTCCAGCCACCACCACCGAGCCACCCGACAGGAGCACCCCATGCAGCTGAGCATTTCCATCGACCGCACCGGGCCGTACGGCCTGAGCATCCACATCCCGGACCTCGCAGAGCTAGCCCCACGCGCAGAGCCGACACCCGACCACCAGACGCCCGACGGGCGCTTCCGCCTCCTCGATAGCCAGGGCCGCACAAGCGACAGCACACCCGAGCTGGTGCACGACACCACCACCGGCCTCATCTGGACGGCCGCGGAAAGCCTCACCAGCGAGCGCGTCAACCACGCCACCGCCAGCGAGGCCGCAAGCGCTCTGCGCTACATGGGCGCCGACGACTGGCGCCTGCCGACGATGCACGAGCTGCTGAGCATCGTCGACTACGGCCGTACCGACCCGGCCATCGACACCGCGGCGTTTCGCTGCCACGCCCGGCCGTACTGGTCGTCGTCGCTCTTCGCGGGCGATTCCGACGGCGCCTGGATCGTCGGCTTCCGCGACGGCTACTCCCTCATCCACGACCGCGGCGACGACCTCGCCTTTGTGCGTGCGGTGCGCGGCCCGGTGCGCGCGGCCAGTCAGTAATCAGCCTTTCTGATCTTCGCCGGAGGCGCCATGTCCTTTGAACTCCCGCCCATCGTGAAACAGGCCGAACGGCTGATGGTGGAAATCGAGGAAGCGGTCCGCCGCTTCCCGCGCTACCACAAGTACACGCACGGCGCGGAGTTGCGGACGGCCGCCATGCGCGTTACCCGCCTCACGCATCGCGCCTGGCGGGACCGGCGCCACCAGGCGCACTGGCTGGACGAGCTGGTATGGGCGATCGACGAACTCAAGATCACCATGCAGCTCGGCCAGCGCGTGCGCGCCTACGCAAGCCTCCGGCAGTTCGAGCACCTCGCCCGCCAGGCACGCCAGCTCGGCAAGCAGGCGGGCGGCTGGCGCAAGCAGCAGCACCCCAAGGGCCAGAATCCAGCGCCGTCCGCGGCGTCGGAGCGCGCCCAGACACTGAGTACCCGCACCGCCTCCGCGCAGGAGGCCACGCCATGACGAAGCCGCGCTACCCCCAGGGCTGCCCGGCCGGGTCCCAAGCGTGCGGGGATGCGTCGTCGTCGCTCTTCGCGGGCGATTCCGACAACGCCTGGATCGTCAACTTCCACAACGGCAACTCCAACATCCACAACCGCGACAACGACAACGCCTTTGTGCGTGCGGTGCGCGGCCCGGTGCGCGCGGCCAGTGAGTGTCAGGGTGCCGTCAGCTTCGCCGGCCTGCATCGCGCCTGGCAGGCCGCGCGGCGTCACAAACGGCCCAGCCGCAACCAGCTCGCCTTCGAGGCCCACTGGGCAGACAACCTGCTGTCCCTGGAAGCCCGCATAGAGGCAGGCAACTGGTCGCCCGCGCCCAGCACCTGCTTCATCGCCAGCCGCAACAAGGCGCGCGAGATCCACGCGCCGGACTTCGCCGACCGCGTCGTGCACCACTGGCTGGTTCCGCAGCTCGAGCGCATCTTCGAGCCCGGCTTCATCCACGACAGCTACAGCAACCGCCCCGGCAAGGGCACGCACGCCGCCGTCATCCGCCTGCAGCGCTTCGTGCGCCAGGTGCACAGCGGCCAGGGCGGCGGCTGGTATCTGCAGCTGGACATCGCCAACTTCTTCAACGCCATCCACCGGCCCACCCTCTGGCGCATCCTCAAGCGCCGCATGGCCGTCCATGGCGTGCCGGGCACCACGCAGCGCGTCGCCCACGCCCTGCTGCGCCGGCCGCCCACCGCCCAGGGCGTGCACTACCGCGCCACCCGCCAGGAGCGCGCCCAGGTGCCGCCCCACAAGCGCCTGCACAACGCCGGCCGCGGGCGCGGCCTACCCATCGGCAACCTCTCCAGCCAGTTCTTCGCCAACGTCTACCTCGACCAGCTCGACCAGTTCGTCAAGCACCAGCTGCGCGCCAGGCGCTACATCCGCTACGTCGACGACTTCGTCCTCATCCACCACGACCGCGCCCAGCTGGAGCAATGGCAGCACGCCATCGAGCACTTCCTGCACACCGAGCTGCGCTTGCGCCTCAAGTCGGAGATCAAGCTGCAGCCGCTGAGCGCCGGCATCGACTTCCTCGGCTACATCGCCCACCCCACGCACACCCGCGTCCGGCGCCGCGTCATCAGCCACGCCCGTGAAGCCCTGCACCGCATCGAGCGCGACCACTTGCGCGGCAACCGCCTGCTACTCACCCCCGAGCAGCTCCGCCGCGCCGCGTCCACCTGGAACAGCTACCGCGCCCACTTCCAGCACGCCAACGCCTGCGGCCTCACTGACGGCTTCCACCGGCGCCACCCCTGGCTGCACGCCATCACCGCCCGCCGCCGCCTCGACTACCGGCTGGAAGGCCGGCGCATTGCCATTCCTGTATCGGAGAAACAAGCTCCATGAGCCTCGCCGACCGCCTCATCAAGCGCATCACCCGCCGCCCGCCGGACTTCACCGTCGGCGACCCCGCCGCGCCGTACCTGCGCCGCTGGTGGGTCATCCCGCGCAACCGCGTCTTCAACGTCTACCTGCACGAATTCCTGCGCGACGACGACGACCGGGCCCTGCACGACCACCCGTGGCCGTGGCTCAGCATCATGCTGCGCGGCGAGTACATCGAGCACACCATCGCCGCCGGCGGCATCAACCACGCCAAGCGCCACCAGGCCGGCGGCTTCCGCGCCCACGGCCCGAACTACGCCCACCGCCTGGCACTCGCCGACCACGGCCGGCCCGCATGGACACTGTTCATCACCGGCCCGCGCTTGCGCGAGTGGGGCTTTCATTGCCCATTCGCCGGCTGGGTGCACTGGCAGAACTTCACGTCCACTGACGGCCGGCAGGTCGGCAAGGGATGCGACCAATGATCGGCAAGCTAATGGCTGCACCCGTGCGCCTGCTCAACACGCCCGCCCGCACCGTCGAGAAGATGGTCGGAGACGACGACCAGCGCGACCGCGTTCTCTCCCAGCCACTGGAATCGCTCGCCGAGTCGGTTGAGGAAGCAGTCGACGGCGAAGACGAGAAGGGAGGGGTGTGAGATGGGCTGCTACACGATCGGGACAGGGCAAGCCAGTTGGATTTGCGGCGACCTAGGCCCGAAATGCTCGAACTGCGGAACAGTGGGTGACGCGCTTTGCGACTACCCGGTGGGCGAGGAAAAAACCTGCGACCGGCAGATTTGCACAGAGTGCGCCCATGAGGTTGCGCCGGACGTTCATTACTGCGATGCCCACTTTGCCGAGTGGACGAAGTTTCGGGACGCCGGAGGCGTGCAACGCGAGCTTGCCAATGTGGTGCCTTTCAAGACCCCAACTCCGGGGAGGCTGGGCGATGACAGCAAATAGTCACCTGCGTGGCCACCCCATCTACTGGGACGAAGCCAGCGCCGCCTGGCGCTTCGCCGATACGGACGAACCCACCGCCGAGACGTGGCCCACTCGCCCCTGCGGCCACTGCGGCCTGTACGGAAATAGCAGCGACGGCGAAGTCGACCCCTGCCTCGGTGAACTCGCCGGCGTCACCAACGCATGCTGCGGCCACGGCAACCCGGAGGAGTCCTATATCGCTTTCATGGGCGGGCTGGTAATCCGTGGCTTCGACATAGACACCCTCCACCACCGCACCTTCAGCGACGTCGAGAGCGAACTGATATCCGACCACAACCAGGCGCGCAGGCGGTTTCGCACACTGCCGCCAGGAGAGGGCGCCGATGTCTAAGAAGCAAAGCAACCCCGCGCCTCCGGACGTCAGTAAGCGACCACCACCGCCGCCGCGCCCGCCGCCAAAGGGTCGAAGCGGGAGGAGCGATTGATGCCCGTCTACGTCGACAACATGCGCGCCCGCTACGGCCGCCTGGTGATGTGCCACATGCTCGCTGATAGCGATCCTGAGCTGCTCGCCATGGCTGACCGCATCGGCGTCGCCCGCCGATGGCACCAGTACCCGGGCACACCCCGCTCGCATTTCGACATCTGCCAGACCAAGCGCGCAGCAGCGGTCGCCGCCGGTGCGCGCGAGATCACGATGCGCGAAGCCGCGGCACTACGCGCGAAGCGGAGAGGGCATTGCCGATGAGCTACATGCACCCCAACACCGAGCGCTATCCGGTCACCCCATTCGCACACGCCGGCGACTTGTACTGGTGCCAGCTGGTTGAGCACAACACCGGCGACCTGCGCATCGGCCCGCTCGGCGAAGACCGGCCGGCCGACGACGCCGACGGCCTGCGCCACGCCGCCATGCGCGCGCACCTGGAAGCTGGACAACGGAGTGGCCAATGACCAGCACCTACTTCGGCCTGCTCGCCGAGTTTGACGGCCGGGCCCACATCCCCCTCGACGAAGTCGCCCCGCGCTACTTCGGCCTCAGCCCGCGCGAAGCCAAGCGCCGCGCCGCCAGCCGCACGCTGCCGTGCCCGGCCTTCCGGACGATGGGGCAGAAGTCGCCCTGGCTGGTCTCGGCAGACGATCTGGCAAAGCTGATCGACGCGCGGCGGCAGGCGTCTTAGAGTAGCGCCATGGCAGAGAAGCAAAAGAACGACCTCGAGGCCCGCACCGCGGATGAGATTCGGGCCAGTCACCCGCGCATGCAGGACTTGAGCGATGCCGAGGTGCGGAGCGAATGCCGCGACACCATGACCTGGGAACTCACCAGGGCCGGGATTGCCATGCGGGACTTCGGGAACATTCTGCGCAACACTTTCACCGAGCCATGATGGGCGACGCCACAATGCAGGCCTTCCAGGGCGCCGAGTGGCACAAGCGCTGGCGCGAGCAGCTGGACGCAGAGTGCCGTGGCGACGTGCCCCTGCCTGAGCCAACTAATTCCTGCACGCAATCAGGAGGCCGCCACATCATGAATACACCCCAGCTCGAGTCGATCTGGATCGAAAGCAATGCCGCCTTCTCCGACACCACGGAACGGCGCGTGCTACGCGTGGACTTCGACAACGACCGCCACTACCAGGTCCCGATAGACCACCCTTATGACGGCCGCGCTGTCGCAGCAGCACTGCGCGAGATGGCCAAGGTGCTATCCGCTGACCCGCGCGTGCAGGAAGGCACCCGAGGTCTCGCGATTTCGGACTTGCGGATGGCTCCCTGGACAGACCATGGCGGCTGCCCGATTCGCGAACACGACCGGATTGAGGCGCCGAACGGAGAATCCGCCGTCGTCGTGTTTCTCGAGAACGAATCGCAGCCAGACAGCCAGTGGCGCGTGCGCTTTGACGACCGCGACAGTTACAGCGAATTGGTACCGCTGACCCGCCTGATTAACGCCACCGGTCTGGGCGGCCGCAAGGGCGTGCGGGTTGTCGCCAACCGGCAGGGCTGACACCAGCTGCGCGACTACAGCTGGCGCACGCCCTCCGGCCGCAGGTTCGTGTAGCGCTTCAGCTCGTCCCAGCTCTCGTGGAGCGTGAACTGCGTCACTTCGTGGATCTGATAGCCGCGCTCGAAGAGCCGCGACGTCGCCTCGTGCCGCAGGTCGTGGAAGCGTAGATCGGGGATCCCCAGCACTTTGCACGTCCGCGTCCAGTTCGACGACACGCTCTTCGCATCAAAGGGGAATATGCGATCGCCAGGCTGCGGGTGCTCCGGCTTCGGCTGCCGGTCGATGATCGCCCTCGCCTCCGGCGTCAGCGCGAAGCGGCGGTGGTTCCCTTTCTTCGCCCGCGGGTGCTTGGCATCGCGCAGTAGGCAGGTCTTCCCGTCGTAGTCCACCCACTCGATGCGGCAGATCTCCGCCTCGCGCCTGGCGCTGTGGATCGCGAACCACATGATCTCGCGCATCGGGATCCGCGCCCGGCCGTCGCGGCGGGAAAGGTAATCGTCCAAGCGCGCGAGCTCGTCATCCGTCGGCCGGCGGTCGCGGCGCCTCGAGGCCCCGATCAGCCGCAGCTCGCGACAGGCCGTGCGCGCCTCGAGCACCACCTCCGGCCGCACCGGCAGCCCGCGCACGCTCGCGGCCGCGCGCAGCACCACGCCGATGTAGGTCAGGTCCGAGCCCGCCGTCGCCGGCTGCACACCGCCGGCGCGCCGCTGTCGCACGAAATCGATCAGATGCTGGCGCGTCAGCTGCAGCGCGTCCAGATCCGCGATCGGGTAGTTCTGCAGCCGCTTCAGCACCGCGTCCTTCGAGCGCTCCCACTGCCCCTCGCCGCCGAAGTCGCGCACGTACCAGCGGATCAGCTCGCCCAGAGAAGTGTCGCCCGCCTGCACCTGCTGGAGCGCCGCCGGGTCCTCCAACTCCACCTCGCGCCGCTTGCTCCAGTCGACCGCAGCGGTGCGACGCGAGAACGTCTGCGACTCCTGGTGCACAATTCGCCCATGTCGCTTAAGCCGAACCGTCGCCGTATACCCTGTGCTGCCGTCCTTACGACGGCGGGCGCGTATCGTTGCCAA